CATTCAGCAACTCAGTCGGGAGGGGGTTATCCCCAAGGCCGAGCGCGGCCAATATGAGCTGATCGGGTCTGTGCGCGGCTATGTGCGCTACTTGCGTGATCAAGCCCTGAAGGCCCAAGCCGGTGCGCCAGACTATGCCGCCGAACGGGCGCGCTTCATACGGGCGCGGGCCGACCTTGCCGAGATGGAGGCGGAGGAAAAGCGTCACTCGCTGATTGCGGCCGAGCAGATCGAGGCGGCCTGGATTGCGGTGCTCGCACTTCTGCGAACCCGCCTGCTGGCGCTGCCGGACCGGCTGGCACCGCAATTATTTGACCAACCAACCGTCGGAGACACCCGGAACCTGATCCGCGCCGCCATTCGCGAGGTGCTCGATGATCTCGCGCAGCCAGACATTGAACTTGAAGCTGACATTGACCTTGAAGGGGTCGCAGGTCCTGAAGCGGACGGTGGCGAAGGCACTGACGGTTCTGAAGCCACCGCCGGATCTGACGATCAGCGATTGGGCCGATCAGAACCGGCGGCTGAGCTCTGAGGCCAGCGCAGAGCCTGGCCAGTGGCGCACCAGCCGCGCGGAATACCAGCGCGGGATTATGGATGCGATCTCGGATCCGGCGGCCGAAACCGTTGTGATCATGTCGAGCAGTCAAATTGGAAAAAGTGAGTCGATCCTCAATATGGTCGGCTACCACATCGACCACGATCCTGCGCCAATCATGGTGGTGATGCCGACCGAGCGGGATGCCGAAACCTGGTCGAAGGACCGCTTCTCGCCGATGGCACGGGACACCCCGTGCCTTCACGGCAAGATCGCCGATCCGCGTTCGCGGGACGGCAACAACAAGATTCTGCACAAGCGGTTTCCCGGCGGGCATCTCACCATCGTTGGTGCCAATGCGCCGTCGGGGCTTGCAAGCCGCCCGATCCGCCTTTTGCTGTGCGACGAGGTCGACCGCTATCCGTTCAGTGCGGGGGCCGAGGGCGACCCGGTCAACCTCGCGAAGAAGCGGACGGTGACGTTCTGGAACCGCAAGATCGTGCTGGTCTCGACCCCTACAAACAAGGGCGCAAGCCGGATTGAGGCGGCCTTTGAGGAAAGCGACCAGCGCCGGTTCTGGGTGCCTTGTCCTACCTGCGGTGCGGAACAGCTGCTGACTTGGGGACAGGTGAAATGGGATAAGGATGAGAGCGGCGGCCATCGCCCCGAAACCGCGCGGTATCATTGTGTGGAATGCGATGCGGCGTGGCGCGACGAGACCCGCTGGGCAACGATCCCCAAGGGGCGCTGGATTGCGGAGCAGCCCTTTGCAGGCACGGCAGGCTTCCATCTGAACGAGATCTATTCGCCTTGGGTCCGGCTTGGCGCGATGGCAAAAGCGTTTCTTTCTGCACGCGCCGGTGGGGACGAGACGATGAAAACCTTCGTCAATACCTCTCTGGGCGAAAGCTGGATGGAAAGCGGCGAGGCTCCGGATTGGCAGCGCCTGCAAGGGCTGAAGGAAGATTGGCGCGCAGGCACGGTGCCGGCGGGTGGTCTATTCCTGACCGCCGGGGCCGACGTGCAAAAGGACAGGATCGAGGTTGATGTCTGGGCCTGGGGCAAGGGCCTGCAAAGCTGGTTGATCGATCACGTCGTGATCGAAGGCGGCCCGGGGGATCCTGCGTGTTGGCAGAGGCTCTCGGACCTGTTGGGCCGGACTTGGGCATATGCCAGCGGCACGTCGATGACCATTGCCCGGCTTGCCATCGACACGGGCTACGAGACCTCAGCCGTCTACGCTTGGGCGCGTCAGGTTGGCTTTGGGCAGGTGGCCCCGATCAAGGGGCTTGAGGGGTTTAACCGTGCGAGCCCTGTTAGCGGCCCGACCTTTGTGGATGCGACCATCGGCGGCAAACGGCTTCGCCGCGGTGCACGGCTTTGGACGGTGGCGACCTCGACCTTCAAGGCCGAGACCTACCGCTTCCTGCGGCTTGACCCGCCGGAAACCAGCCTGGTGGATGGGGAGAGGTTTCCTCCCGGCTTTCTCCATCTGCCGGGCTGGGTCGATGCTGAATGGCTGAAGCAACTGACGGCCGAGCAGCTGGTCACGGTCAAGAACAAGCGCGGCTTTGCCAAGCTTGAATGGCAAAAGCTGCGCGAACGCAACGAGGCGCTGGACTGCCGTGTTTATGCACGGGCTGCTGCCTGGATCCTTGGGGCGGACCGCTGGTCTGAGGCCCGGTGGGAGGAATTGGAACGGCAACTTGCGGTGGTCACGGCCGTCACATCCGCCGCTCGTACTGTCGTATCAAGGGTCAAACCTGCGCCCCGGCGCAGGAGCGTGCGGTCGAGTTACATGGGGTGATCAGGACCAATGCCTTGCGCCGACAGGGCCAAGCGGCGGCGCAACGGGCGATCATGCTTGAGATGCCATTCCCGGCGCATCGCCTCGATGCGGTCTGGCAATCGCTCGGCATAGATCAGGCACCACAAGTGCCCGCGCGTCGACTTTGCGCCTTTGCCAGAATTGTGTTGGTCGAGGCGGCGCTCAAGATTGAGGGTCCAGCCCACATAGGTTCGATAGCCACGTGCGGTGGCGCTGCCGAGCACATAGACAAAACCGGCCCCGCCATCGTCCTGACCACCGCACTCCGATGGAACCGTCGCAGTCAGAGGCATGACGATGGGTTCTGACACGAAAGCCTCCGGCTGCAGATGCAGCCTCACGATAGAGGGCGGGCATCATGGTATCAATCACCGACCTTCGCGCCCGGCGTGAAGCCCTTGCGGCACAACGCGCCTCTGGCGTTGCACGCGTCAGCTATGACGGCAAGTCGGTCGACTACCGCTCAGTGGCCGAGATTGACCGCGCCATCGAGGCCTTGGACCGCGACATTGCCAATGCCGAGGGGCGGCGGATCGTGCGGCAGGTCCGCGTGACGACGACCAAGGGGCTCTGAGCAGATGGGACTGTTTGATCTCTTTCGCCGCCCAAAGCCGGGCGGCCCTGACGTCATGCGGGCGCGGCTTGAAGGGGCCATGGCCACGCGGCGCTTGCGGGGCTGGAACCCTCCCTTGGAGAATATCAATGCGCTCGTCGCCTCGGGCGGCCCGCGGCTTTTGGCGCGGTCGAGGGAACTGGTTGTCACGAATGGCTACGCCGCGAACGCCTGCGAGGCCTTTGCAGCCAATCTCATCGGCGATGGGATTAAACCATCCTCGCTCATCGAAGATGCTGCCTTGCGCGATCGGGTCCAAAAGCTCTGGCTCGCCTGGACGGATGAGGCGGATGCCGACGGGCTGACGGATTTTTACGGTCTGCAGGCCATGGTCGCACGCGAGATGTTTGTTGCGGGCGAGTGCTTCGTTCGCCTTCGGCCCAGACGGGCAGAAGACGGGCTGTTGGTTCCCCTTCAGTTGCAGCTTCTGCAATCCGAGATGCTGCCCTTCGAGAAGACGGAGACCGATCCGAACGGCAACCCCATCCGCTGCGGGATCGAGTTCGATCTGATCGGGCGGCGGGTGGCCTATCACTTCCGCCGTCGCCATCCGGGCGACAGCACAGACCAACGTGTCGCGGTACCCGACATGGTCCGGGTGCCGGCCGAAGAGGTTTTGCACATTTACCGGCCCATCGATGCGGGCCAGATCCGGGGCCTGCCGCATGTCGCACCTGCCATGGTGCGGCTGTTTCTGCTTGATCAATACGACGACGCCGAGCTTGACCGGAAGAAGACCGCGGCGATGTTTGCGGGCTTCATCACCAAAACTGCCCCCGAAGATCCGATGATGGGCGAAGGGGCGGCCGATCTCGATGGGGCTGCCATCGCGAGCCTCGAGCCCGGCACCATGCAGGTGCTGCTGCCCGGCGAGGATATAAAATTCTCGACCCCCGCCGATGTGGGCGGTGGCTATGAGGCGTTCCAGTACCGAACACTCTTGGCCGTCTCGGCTTCGCTGGGACTGCCCTATCATCTGGTTACGGGGGATGTGCGGCAGGCAAACTATTCGTCTCTGCGGGCCGAACTGGTCGAGTTCCGCAGGCGTATCGGCCAGTTGCAGCACGGGGTCATGGCGCATCAGCTTTGCCGCCCGATCTGGCGGCGCTGGCTGGAAACGGCGGTGCTGTCGGGCGCGCTCAACACAGACCCCACTGCTCTAAGACCGGTGCAGTGGATCCCGCCACGCTGGGATTGGGTCGACCCCCTCAAAGATATCCAAGCGCAGGTTCTGGCGATGGAGGCAGGCATCACCTCGCGGCGCAAGGTAGTCGAAGCCACAGGCTATGACATCGAAGAGGTGGACCGCGAGAATGCGGCGGACGCAGCCCGCGTCAAAAAATTGGGGCTGAGTTACAAAACGAACCCCGGCGAAACCCAAGGCGCTCGCGCCACACCGCAGCCTGAGCCTGACCCCAATGCACCTGACCCCAATCCATCTGTCGGACCGTCCGACACATCCGTGGGCTGAGACCCTCAAAGGAATAATCCCATGAAATCCTGGTATACGATCCGCGCCCGCGCCTCGGGTGCGGAAGTGCTGATCTATGACGAAATCGGCGCTTACGGCGTCACAGCGAAGGGCTTTCTGGCTGAACTGGGCGCGCTCCCAAACGATGCCGCACTTGATCTGCGCCTCAACAGTCCCGGCGGTTCGGTCTTCGATGCGGTGGCGATCTTCAACGCGTTGAAGCGTCATGCGGGCGAGATCACCGTCTGGATCGACGGCATTGCCGCCTCGGCCGCGAGCTATATCGCGATGGCAGGCGATACTGTCGTGATGCCGCAGAACGCCTTCCTGATGATCCATGATCCCTCTGGGCTGGTCATGGGCACGGCTGAGGATATGCGGTCCACGGCAGAGGCGCTCGACAAGGTCAAAGGCAGCTTGATCATGGGCTACGCTGCAAAGTCCGGCAAGCCCGATGCCGAAATCGCCGCCCTGATGGCCGCCGAGACCTGGCTTGATGCACAAGAGGCGCTTGCCTTGGGTCTGATTGACCGGATTGCCGAGCCCGTGAAACTCGCAGCCTCCTTTGACATCGCGCGGTTCCGCAATGCACCAGCGGAATTGACCACCGCGGTTAGCGAAACCAGTGAGGAGCCGCTGGAAGTCGCTACCGACGATCCCACACCTGAAACGCCAGACGCCGACGCTGGCCCTGACGCTGGGCAAACAAGTGTCGAGCCCGCCCCAGCGCCCGCACCCATCAGAGCAACTGCAGCCCCCAACCCTGCGCCTGACGCCATTGCAATCCGCGCCGAGGCCATCGCGCATGCCCGCGTGGTCATCGACCTCTGCCGGCTTGCAGGTCAGCCGCAGATGGCGGGCCGTTTTCTTGAGGAGGATGCCGGCCTTGATGAGGTGCGCAATCGTCTCCTCGCAGCCAAAGCCGAGGCAACCCCCGACATCACCGCTGCGCATGCCCAACCCGGGCGCGCAGCTGCCACCAATCCCTGGGGCGAGGTCATCGCCCGCACATTCAAGACGAAAGGTTAACCCACCATGGCCACGCTCACCGAAGGCAAACACGCCGGCGGCTTCCTTGTCTGGGAAGTGCTGCGCGAGTTTAACCGAGAAACCATCACCATCGCTTC